ATGTCTGTTCAAAGAAAAATTCTGACTTCGGAGGTAATTTCCTATACGCCTCCAAAACTTTATACCGGGAAAACCGGTAACGATTGGTATGTAGGATTCTACGCTTTTTGTCCCATTGCAGGAAAACTTAAAATCAAAAGAATCAAGATCAATCACATACCCAAAATTTCAGATCGAAGAAAATACGCCGCCGATTTAATCAATCGGATTCATGAACAGCTCCGTCGGGGGTGGAATCCGTGGATTAACGAATGTCATTCGAAAGGACTGGCTTTATTTTCAGAAGCTACGGATAAATACAGGAATTATATTACTCGATTGCGTACTGATGGCGTTTTGAGGGAAGAAACCTACATAGGATATATTTCTTACCTTAGAAACCTCGTTCGCTATAACGCCTCTTTAAAAGTTCCCATTACTTATATATATCAATTCAATCGGGAGTATATAAACGAGTTTATCGAGCATATCTACATTGAAAGAGAAAACAGTGCACAAACCCGGAATAACTATCTTTCATGGTTGCGAATTTTTGCCGGATATCTACTCAAACATGGCTATGTTGATAAAAAGGTTACGGACGGAATAGATCTTATCCCTAAACGATCCATAAAGAAACAGCGCACAGTCATTTCTGAAAGCGATTTGATCCGTTTGCAAGAGTATCTAAAAACCAAAAACAAACGTTTCCTACTGGCTTGTTATATTCTTTTCTACTGTTTTGTACGTCCCAAAGAGATAAGTTATATTCGTATCGGCGACTTTAATGTAAAGTCCGGTACTCTCCTACTTCACAGCGACTATACAAAAAATCACAAAGATGCAGTATTGACTATCAATCGGAAAATTATCGAGTTGATGATAGACTGCGGTTCTTTCTCTTATCCGAGTGATTATTACTTATTTTCCGATGGTCTTACCCCCGGCCCGAAATGGAGAAGCGAGAAACAATTTCGGGACTACTGGACACATTACGTCCGAAAAAATCTTCGATTCCCTGCATCATACAAATTCTATTCGTTGAAAGATACCGGGGTGACATCGATGTTACGGGCGCGGATCGATAACATATCGGTCCGGGATCAAGCCCGGCATTCCTCTATTCTCATCACGGATATATATACACCCCACGACATCGAGCAGGCCAACCCCATTATTCAGAAGTTCGACACTGTTTTTTAATTATTTATGTACATTTGCAAAAACTATTCAGATATGGAACAAAA